CAAAATCTTTACAAATCTAAAGAAAGGAGGTTACTCGAAAATGAGCAACCAATCGGAAAAGAAGTACCGATTTAATCAATACTTCAATTTGCCTAATCCAGGATTGCGGGCTTATTTTCAGCACGTGAGATCTGGATCTGACGAAGAGTACAGAACTACTTTCTTCAGGAACAAGCCTCTTGAAGAGATTCTACAAGGTTGGAACCGTACGCTTACCAAGATTAAGCGTGAGTGGCCAACTTTGTATGAATTTGAAGAAGACTTGCGTAAGAAAGTCGGTCCGATGTCCATCATGCGTCCGCTTCAAGAACGCATGCCCGACATTGACTCTTACTATGATTCTATTCGCCTAGAATCAAAACCAATTAGTGCTTCTGCTGTCGAGGAAGCAATAAAATGGTTCAGTCCTCTGCGCGGACTGAGATTGCGCGAGCAAGATAGGACGTTAGATTTAATGAAGAAGTCTACTAACTCCGGCTCACCTTACTTCACCAAGCGTCGCAATGTCATTGATAAGACATATCCTGCCATGGTGTATAGTAATACCCAAATATTACATAGCCATGAATGGGGTAGTGCTGCCGTTTTAGGTTGGCGCGGCCAGGAAGGTGGACCATTGCTCGATGATGTTAAACAAAGGGTTGTTTGGATGTTTCCCTTTGGTGTTAACCTTAATGAATTGCAGATGTATCAACCACTGATTGAGGGTTGTCAGGCCCACAATTTAGTGCCGGCTTGGATTGGCATGGATGCTGTTGATCGCGAGATTACAGCTTTGTTCGATACTAAATCAAAGGATGATTTAATCGTCTGCACAGACTTCTCAAAGTTTGACCAGCACTTTAACAGCGATATGCAGGATTGTGCTAGCGCAATATTGCATGGTATTTGCGCTCCCAATGAAATTAACCATAAGTGGCTGGAAGAAGTTTTCCCCATTAAGTACAATATACCTCTTGCGTACGATTATGGGAAGGTGCGCTACGGTGCACATGGTATGGGTAGCGGTTCTGGTGGTACCAATGCTGATGAAACTCTAACCCATAGAGCTCTGCAATATGAAGCAGCGCTCAATCAGCATAAAACTTTAAATCCTCATTCAATGTGCCTTGGTGATGATGGTTTACTCACCTATCCTGGCATTAAAGTGGATGATGTAGTGCGAGCATATGCTAGCCACGGTCAGGAGATGAACACTGACAAGCAATATGCAAGCAAACATGACTGCACATATTTAAGACGGTGGCATCATACTAAGTATAGAGTCGATGGTGTATGTGTGGGAGTTTACTCAACCTTCCGAGCTTTAGGTAGGTTGGCTGAACAAGAACGCTTCTATGATCCCGAAGTCTGGGGACCCAAAATGGTGGCGTTACGACAACTCAGTATAATGGAGAATGTGAAGTGGCATCCATTACGAGAAGAGTTCGCGGACTACTGCATGAAAGGGGATAAGTACAGATTAGGTATAGATATCCCAGGTTTTCTTGACG